ATGAAATATAACAGCACGGCTAAAACAGAAGCCATGTTCAAATTTTCAACAAAATTGTTTTTCAACAAAAACAAGATCACCCGATTGGGTGAAGTAGCGCTTTACCTCGAAATATATATTTCGACGAAAGGCAATTACGCACGCGAACGCTTACCCCTCGATCTGCGCTGGCCGGTAGACCGTATCGATCTGCAAAACTCTACTTTGCTACCCCGTATGCGCGACGATCAAGACGTAAATGATTATAACATGATCATTCTAAGCGAGCGTGCAAAGCACAATGAAATTGCGAAGATGTATCGGCTATCCAACCGGATCCCGACCGTAAAAGATTTAAAACGCGAATTGATCTTTGCCGATTCCAAAAAATCCGTAGTAGCCTATTTCGAATTTCGCCGTAAGGAATTATACCGTATGCGCGCCATATCCTATCAGACATACAAGAACTACGGAACGACAAACGGCAGGATTGAAGAATTCCAACTCGACGTACGATTCGACCAGGTGAATAAAAAATGGATGGATAAATTCAAAGCCTATCTAAAAGCAAAGGGCAATGCACATAATACCGTCTGGACCCGGCTAAAAGATGTAAAGGCGTTGTTAAAAGTTGCCAATGATGAGACAACGATATATGTAGATCCCGCAGCCATTGAATACGAAAACCGGTATACCGAAACCCCAACGACTTTCCTCAATCGGGATGAGATCCGGGAACTGTTAACGCTGGTACGCTCCAATACACTCAAAGACGAAGATCAAAACGTCTTAAAAGCATTTCTATTTTCGTGTTTTACCTCGCTACGGATCTCCGACATCTACGAAGCCAACCAGGGCTGGATGCTGTCCGAAAATTTCCTCATGTTCACAATGGTAAAAAACAGGCAGAAAAAGCCAAAAAAGATAAAGATCCCCATTGCTTCGATCGCAAAAGAATTTATCAGCACAACGTTGAACCAGTTTTTCAAGCTGCCAACCCAGCAGGAATACAACCGTACATTAAAGGATATCGCAATAGCTGCAGGGATTAAAAAGAACTTGACTTCCCACGTCGGCCGGCATACATTTGGGTATATCTTTATGACCTCCGTGGGCGATATCTATGCGTTAAAAGAAATAATGGGCCATTCCAAGATAGAAACGACCCAACGATATGCGCACCTCGATGAGGATTATAAGTTAGAGCAAGTAATGAAGATTGGGGTAGGGTTTGTTTAAACTGTTGTTCCTGTTGCGTCTACCCAAGTAGTACCATTTGATGTAATATTATAACTTAATGAAGTATCAAAATATGTATAGCCTATTGGAACATCGGTTATTAGTGGTCGCTGCGCTGTAGTTCCATATTTCCTACTTCCCGCTAAAGCTCCATATTGATTTATCCACCTGAAATTTACCCTATCATAATACAGTTCTTCTTTAGCTATAGAGGTGCTATAAAGTATTCTCAAATTACTATAGGCATTAGAATTATTAAACGTAGGTAGCTTTGAATGATCATCAATTATATCAATGTAATTCTCAATACTTCCAACTAAGGTACTTTCTACATAAGATATAGTAAAACCCTTATTTCCACCTGAAACTAAATTATCAGACATAACCTGTAACCTATCTCTTAGCTTATCGGATATATAATTATTTCTAACCCTTCTTTGATAATTATTAATCATCCAAAGCCTAGGAGTTAACGTTGGGCTTGGGTAATCCGTAGTTGAAAACAAAAATGTAGCGATTCTAGCATCTAGTGTAGAATCTAGACAATCTATTATTACATTATTGATTGCAATATCACCTTGCAAGGAATTTCCCGAAATCATTGGGTAATTAAAATCTTTTATAAAAATATACCCCCCCTTAATATCCCATTTATTGTATGAATAAAAACCTGTATATAGAGAAGAAAAGGCATTACTAAGAGAACAGTTATTTGCTTCTATTTTAGTTCGGTAAACTCTTGTAATAGGCGAAACATTAACACATTCGAAAAGTTTTATCAAAGGCATCGGTACCATATTCTTATTATCAGAATTATTAAAATCTGAATCGTTGAATTGATTGAATCTTAGTAAGTTTTCAGCAGAATCTCTATAAAAATTAACATTCCTAACTTCAAGTATTTGGTTATTAATCTCTTTAAATAAAGGTTTTTCAACAGATGAAGATTCAGATACATTACTTCCGTTCTCTCCTTGCTTTATTTTCATAAAAACATAAGACCTACCAAAACGAATAATACTAAATTCATTTTTTTTAGGGTCAGCACCAACATTTTCAAAATTAACGGTGTCTACATATAGATTTGGTAATTTAATATTTTGCGTAAGTTCACTATTTTGAGGAACTCGTAGCGCTGAAGCGAAACAAGATTCTCTAAGACTTACAGAAAGGGCATTCGAAAATTTAACATTTTTCATGTATATATTATACCCTCCTGCCGGTATAATTTCATTTGGTTTGTTAGGATGTAAATTGTAGGCATTAGTCGCGTCATCTGCAACATCTATACTAATAACTCCGTTATTCTCGTCATTTAATGTATATAATGTAATATTTTCTAAATATATATCACCTTTAAACTCTCCGCCATAGTCTCCTCTAGCCCCCATAACGTATGGAGATTTATATACATCTATGTCTTTAACGACCCATCGACCACCACCTGAGTATCTGATTCCTTGATGACCTATTTTACATTTCTCAATAGTCCAGTCATATCCTCTATAGTGGCAATCTATTCTACTAGTTACACAGTTAGAATATTTTATATTATACGACCTATGACCGCAAATACTACCCCACTGATCTAGATTCAATAAATCAGGACAAGTGTATTTGTCAATTAACAAATTTTGACAATCTGTTAGATTTAAAACATAAGACGAACCCCCCGAGGTTAATGTATGATTTGCCGGTATAGCTGAAAAATTATTAACAGATACATTATAACACTCTAAAAGCCTAATATAACCGAACATCTTGTTCTTAATACCCCATAAGTCTACTTTTGGATTTGATATAACTAAATTAGTCAAACCTTCAAAATAAAATCCTATTTGACGATAACCACTAGACCCTAAAGCTGTATTAGAAGTAGTATATACTACATTACCTCCTTTAAATTCTCTTTTTTGTTTGTAATCAAAACCTCTTATACTATAGTTGGCAATGTTATCATTTCCAACTAAATCCAAATCATCGTTATAAAAAGTTCCTTCGATATTACCATTTATATCAACAAAAAAATTTTCTTCTTTATACCACGTTTGCGGAGTGACTAATCTATTAGTTTCTACTAAGTCAGAAGTCCTACGAGAAGTAAGAGTGCGTAAACAACAATACCTATTAGCAAGTTTTTCAAATGCTAATCCTGTTAAAACTTTTGTATCTTCATTAATCGCTGTTTCTACAGCATTTAGTACAATAATACGATCGGATTCATCTAAATCTTGTGTATTGAAAACAGTTGCAGGTCTTGGTAAACATCTAATTTTAAAATCAATATTACCATTTGGATCCATTGTAATGTTAGCATTTGTTAAATCAACGTCAGTATATATTAATAAATCATCTCCATCCCCTTTAAACAGAAAATCACCTTCTACTACTAACGAATAATCATTTCTATTATTAAAATTAACTAAATTTTTAAACGCTGGATAACTATCAAAAATACTGTCTTCTTTACCTCCGAAATGTTGCAAAGACAATTTAGATTTAGTCTCCAACTTAATCCCACCAACTTCAATAATACTTCCTCCGTCATCAGTCTCTGTTGTGTTGGATAGGTAGTATTCAATAGGTGCTGGTGTATCTCCTTTTTCGTAGTAACCTAATAATTGAACCCCTTTTACTAACCCCGACGTTATAAGACCAATGTAATACTCATTCATTGTCCTCATTTCCTCAATCGTATCACATACCACCCATTCTTTCGTAACATCTATGTAGATTCCTTCTACAGTCCATTCACTACCATTCCTAGCTATTATAGATAGTTCTGCTGTGGTTGTCAACTCACCTTCTGATATTTGGTATGTCCCCGGAACAGCAAAGAACCATATTTTTTGCGAAACATTTGTTAGGTCGACAGAACTATCAATTACCCCCCCAAATCTCGTGTCTGTTACTACATTTAATTTTTCATCAACATAGTCCTTTACTGCTCTATTTGTAGGAAACTTTATAGAACTACTATCGATTGCATTACTTTTGTTCGAAGACACCTCTCGTGTTTGGAGTGCGCTTAATACAGCAGAACTACTAGGGTATTTGGTATAACTATTTGTAATATAATTTTCTTTATTTGATTTGTCTTCTTTATTAGTTTGAAGCGTGCTTATGTTTTGTTCTAGTGGCGTAATATTCGGAACACTTTCATTAACTTCTTGTATTTCTATATGAATATCTTGAGCAGTTCCGGTATACCCCCCTTTCTCCAAAAGTCCGCTTACGTCCGGTATTTCCCCCAATACCTCAGTCACAAAACGTTGCGATGCAGGTAGGTCCGCTGACGCACCAGGACCATCGGCAACATCACCCAGCGTTTTATCCTCACTGAATAAGGACCACACGCCATCTTTGCGCGTAAAGTAAGTTGCATACCCCTCCTTTGCTATCAATCCGCCTAAATTGGCATACGTGCCAGCTTCTTTTGCCTTATACACCCCGTCCTCACTGGGTGCAGGATCAGCTGGTGCAATATTACCTTTCACCCCATCGATAGCGGCTAAGACTTCTTTCTTTACCGCTTCCACACGTTGCGCAGCTTCCGCCACACTCTTCCCATCATACACCGTAATATTCACGTTGCTCATACCGTCACACTATTTAAAATAAACACCTTACCACCTACTAAACGACTTTTTTTGCTATCCTTCACAAACAGGATATCGTAATAATACTGATTCAGATTCGCCGTCAACAACTCATCACCAAAGGAAATCGTAACCAGGTTATCATCCACTGTAATACCCGAACCGATGGATTTTTCGAAATAAACCTGCGCATTCACATGATCATATGCCTTCATTTGCATCTTAATAGTATACCCACTAAGATCCAGCGGCTCACCGGAATCATCATTAAACGCCAGCGTAATTTCCTGATCATCCCCCTGAACCACCTCTATATCTAATACCGCGCGATTCCGCGGCAACGTCAAATTTTCCATAACACCACAAATTTCACCATTACAAAACACCCAATAAAGGACAATAAAACTGGCACTGAACTAAAAAAGCCAGCTGCACACTGTACAACTGGCCCGCCCTAAACCAACAAACAAACCATGAAACAACCTACCAAAACACAATATCTTTCCGATCCGAATAGCGACAAATCAAATCGCCATTCTCTTTATTATAAACAACCAATTCAAGATCCGCCACAGCACCCACAATATTTTGCGGATAATGAAGCGCCCATACGCGCAATATATTCTGACACCAATGCATCATATATTTCCGATCATCAACCTTCAGCGCTTGCGGAAATACATACACCACAGGCGTTTCCACGAATGGCGACATCACTCCCAATGCGATTAAATCATTTACCGCTTTCATCTTAGCGGCGATAATCTTCATATCCTGCTTTTTGATCATACACAAAAGTAAACAAACCATATCCCTGTTAAAGGACACTAAAAAACGGGCACATACCTTTTATCCGGGCTCTCCAGCAATATAATCGTGGCACGCATATTACCGCCCGATACATTAGTAAATATAGCCAGCTCGCCCGTCACATGCGTTTTCACATTGCTACCCGTCGTCACAGACATCGGATCATCAATGACACCACCCGTACCAAATTCACGCCTATAGAAGTATAGAATTTCCAGCGCACTGACAGCTTTTGGCGTCATCATATATGGATCAGAATAGAACGAAAATTCAACCTTTGCAAATTCCTGCCATTCGCTTCCGCTGCCGGGCACGATCCGGTTATCCACCCATCGCCACGCCACATAAGCCATTTCTGTAGGTTCCACCACCTCATAACTTTTCAATTCAAAAAGACCAGGATCCAACAACCCAAATACCTTATGAAAAGCATATCCCTTTACGCGTGTATAGATCTGAACATTGTTCTTACCCGGTTCAAATGTTATCCGATCGGGCAAAAATGCCGTTTTCACTTTGCTTGCCTCCGATACTGAGCATAGGTTCATCGGGGTTACCTCCATAAATCGATCTGCTGGTACCCGTGCGTTAAATTCCACCGTTTCCGTTAGCGTCAATAATTTGTAGAATTGCCCGCAAAGCAGATCTAGCCAGTTGTTATCCCCATTAATGCTCGTCGATATCCATGCAGCTTGCACCACACCCAGTGCATTACGGTTGTCGCTGGTACCATATGGTATCCGCCACGTCGGTTCCGACAAGGAATTCGGTAGAAGCCCACGAAAAGAAAATACGCGAAAACCAAATTCGTTGACCGAGATTTCACCCTTTTTGTTAAACCCCGTCGTTTCTCCATATTGCTCATCGTAGATATTCGCCGTCTGCGCCGTTTGGATCTGACGCAATGGCGAAGGTAAAGTACCTGTAAATATTCCCGAATTCATAAACGGCGCACCCACGGCCAGTTCCACCGCTTTCAGATCCGATCCCAGTCCTACACGTTTCGACTTCGTATACGAAAGATACTTGTACGCCTCATCACCATCATCCACGGCCGTCACGATACGGAATGCCTTATCCTTTACCGGCTTAATCTTCATGCTTCGATCCAGGATCCATTCCGTAAAATCCAGCGAACTTTCTTTTTCCAGTATCCGATCCGAAATATCGAAATGCGCCTTTTTTGTCAGCGAATCAAAATAAATGAACAATTTAAAATCATTGCGCAGGATCTTAAAAAAATTCGATACCGTAATCTTAGGAAAATGTCTAGCCGGCACCAGTGCAAATCCATCTGCTTTTATCTCCGCACCAGTATAATACCCCGTGTTATAGATCACCCACGTACGTATTTCAGGATGCGACAAAAAAGATCCGATCGCATCAAATCCCATTTTACTACATATTTCCTCGATCAGCCATACCAGGTAAAACGTAGGACAATAGAAACCAATATTTGACAACTGGTAAGCGCCTGTTACCGTCGGATCCTCCCAGTTAAACGAATTGATCCATGCATTACCCGATAGGTCACGTTCGCCAAACAATCCGAAATTGGTCATTGAAGGAAAAGCATACGAATAAGCGCTGGGATTGGTAGCCGTAGCCAACATATGCGCACGTATCTCTGCTTCCGTGGTACCCATAGAAATCGTTGAATACTTTTTAGAAGTACCATCGTAATACGAAAACATATCCGGCAACGTATTATCCTTAATCGTATCCGAAATAATGGAGTTATCGATCAATAGCGTAGCTGGCAACCGCTGATCTTCCACCTCGACCTCCATAATAGCGCTTTTCCACGTATGGTCAAACAGTAAGATCGATACCTCCACCGATATCCGCGCCAGGCGGTTAGCCAATACGTTCGCGAAATTGAGCGCCGTCAAATTCTTTTCCGACCATTTCAGATCCACCGGATAAGAATACGATCCCCGGAAAAGTTCCGATTCGTTGAAAACCGTCGAATACCATTCCATCGTTAAGTTGCTGCCCGATTCCACATCCAGCAGCACATCCTTATATTTAATTGCAAATCCGTACAACATCTAAAAGTTTCTTTGCTCATTCGCATACTTCACCCCGAAGGTTAGCGATTCTAGGTTATTCGCATCATCCCGTTCGTCAATACTGGAGCTATCCAACACCACCGGTACCAACTTCTCATCCTGGATAATGTATTTGTACGTCGATAAAATAAAATCTCGATACACCCAAATCATCTTAGCCGGCGCAAATCCAGTGTTGATCTTCAAAACATCGCGGATATCGATATCCAATTCGCGTGTCTTGTGCTGCGTAGGCCGATCGATATGCGCAAATGTATCCTGCGTTTTCTCCACCTCATAGCTACGCTGCTTTCGCCCATACGTGTATAAGGTAGAAATACAGCCCACACTATCCAAATAGCATAATGTCAGCCCATACCGAAGATATCGATTATCGATCATCCTGCTATACGTATCCGATACCGGTACACCACCCGATTCCACCCACAACATAATACTGCTAATCTCCACATCATCACGCGCCAGGTGTACGATTTGCGGAATCCCGATCGGTACCACTATCTTATCATACAGCTTCCATTCCGGTAGCGAACCCAGTTCCACCACTTCCTGCATACGATCTTCGTAGAAAATCTGCATTTTAAAATGCACCGATTCCGCGATATCATCTACGAGATTGATAATACTTGCATGCCCTATCTGCGATACATGCATCTGAAAATCACTAGCCCTCACATCATGCGCCCATCGCGGTAGTCCGTTTACCACAAAACGTTCCAGTGCATCCACCATATCATGGGATCCACCCAATATCGCCACAAAATTATCAGTCTGGTCAAAGCGCGTAATGTTTTGCGGTTCGCCGTACATCTCCGCATAGCGAATATAAAACCGTCGTACCGACATGCGATCCACATAGATCACATCATTGTCCAAGTCCGGTAACAATGGACCATCCGCCAACATAATAGCCGTTAAGTAATCCTGTACATCCCAATTAGCGATACCTTCACTATCCACCTCCGACACCGTTTGGCTATGCCGCACAAATTCCGTACGCGCCACATTCTCCACCCATAGTTCCAAATAGATCGCGAAGTTTTTCCGCAATACCCGGTCCTGCGCCGTCTGTACAACACTGTATGTTGCTGTCATCAAGCTAACGTTAGTGTAGGTTATCGCATACGATGTACTAGATACCCGCGAAGTAAAACGCAATGTATCAGCTGTAGGCTTCGTGATAATGAAATCATTAAACAAATAATAATGCCGTTCCAAAGCAGCTGCAACCAGTACCAGCCAATCACTTACCGTTCCCGATTGATAAGCCGGCAACTGCAACCCGCTATTATCCGGCGCGTTCTTAAATATATACGTGTATTCAGATCCACCCCACGCCAGTTTGAACGAACGTCCGTCCACATGACCCGTAGAAAATTGGAGCTGACCGATAAACGGCCTGCCGATAGCCGAAAAACGGTTATCCGTCGAAAACGTAAATAACACCGGATTCTTAGAAAAAACAATTTCGGGTGGCGGATTAATTAAAGAGATAGCCATATTTAGAAGGTAAAAGGAATTACAAAAGAGATTTGGAACTGATAACCGTAATACTTTACATTCAACGGCCCTATAGGCGAATAATTAACCTCCAGCCGATAATGCACGATCTTACCCGGCACGATGCCCGTCATCCGATTTTTACGGATGGTAGTCACGATATCCAGTCCGATCTGTCTACAGCGGTTACGCACATCACGCACCCGTTCACGACCATTGCGCTCATCCACGATCATAATCGTGAAATTCATCGTATCCGTATTGTTAGCCGAATCATTACCCGACAATTCCCCATCCGGTTCATCCACCAACATCGCCGGAAACTTTGCAAAGTTGCGAAGCGCCTGGTCAAACTCATCCAAATCGTAGGGATCATCCAACACATAAAAACTACCGCGCTTATCTTCCGGGTTATGTAGAATAAGCGGATGTTCCTGCGCCTTGCGCTCCAAGTAATCAATTATTTCGGTAACCTCCATAATCCAAATATCATCATGTGCACGCGCGCGCGAAAGGACATAAAAAAAGCCTCCATGTTGTGGAGGCCATATGTTTTACTAAAAATAAAGAGTTTACCCACTCTTTAGCTTTACATTGTAGCAAGTTTTCGCTTTACCATAAACTTAGAACTGCACAATTCTCGTCCGGTTATTGAAAAGAATTTATTTTGAAGGTCGTGAAGATATTGAGATCGAACCAAAAGTGACCCTGGGAATCTTTTATCAATTAAAATAGTGTTCGTATGCCTTAATTCAGTTTCTCCCCACCATTTTGGCTTGATTTCCACGACTGTTTTCGCTTTTTTGTGAAAAAAAAGGTTTTCGCTCATTTCCACAAAATCGCAGTCTAATAAGATCTCCTTCGTAAGAGTAATTGCTATAATATCAAAAAAATCCTTTTTTACGATAAAGAATGTTCCTTCAACTACTATACTAACCTCATCACTGGAGACACTTTCTATTTCTGCCCAATCCCCATTTTTGTTTTTTACAAAATTACTGACTCTAAGGTCGGTAAATATCCTGTTCACGGTTACTTCAATTTAATAATAATAATTCAAATATAGTTAATTGCCCGAATTGATCAGTCAAGTAAAACGTGAAAAAAATTAAATTATTTTTTTTTAGCCGCTTCGTAGCTTTCAATCCTTTCACTCATATGCTTCAAAAACAAATACAAATTCGTTCCTTCCGTCTCCACGAACGTACCAAACTTACCACCACTATACGCCAGTATATGATCTTCTAAATCCTGAATGTCTTTTTTGCTAAGCGTAGTTATACCACCATCGCCCGATTTTTTATATACTACTTTGAATTGACGCTGGATATACGCCCGGCATCCCTCGTAAAAAATCTTAATAGCCAATAGTAGCGTTGGGTGCATCGCCCAGGAATATAATCGCGCCCGTCTCGCAACAGATCGATCCGATAATTTACACCGGCGATCATCACCCGTACCGCCGGTAGGCCGCCATAACGTAGCCGCGAGCAAATGAAGAAACTTATTTTGCCCCGTACGCTGGTACATATCATAATAAAGTTCCGTACGACGAAATTCCCCAATCGTGATATTCGAAAGCCGGTTCGCCGGACCATGAAACTTAAACCAACCGATCCGCACCACACCCAGCACATTCGAAGTAAGCGAATTGGTTTCCAGGAACGAAAGCGTGTGGCGGATCTGTACACGTAGCACGGGTGAAAGCTTGCTAAATAACCGAAGCGGAATCCGGTATAACGTATGCGCAGCCAAATCCATAGCCTCCGCCACGGTAAGCTCTAACCGCAGTATCCCACACCAGGTAAGTAAATCACGCCTAGATAACTCATTCCATCCATCCGCACCTCTGAATAAATGCTTTTTCTTCCCGTCTGTAATTTCGATTCTCATATCTAATTCGTAATTCTTAACTCCCACTAGCACTCCATTGTTCCCCTATCCATGCCGGGATCTTTTGTCCCAGGTCACGCATTAATATCTCCTGAAGGCGGAGCGATTCCGCCGTCTTAGTCTTACTGTACCACTTCTTAGGCGCACGGCTCACATACGACACATTCGCGCCATACGCACGCGCACCCACCGTATTCGCGCGGTTCGTTTTACGTTCATACGCTTTCACGCCATTACCCACACCCATATCGATAAAACGGCCATACATCGCAAATTTAATCATCACCGCGCCAACATCACCGCCGTTCATTTCCAGCATCCGCGTAAAGCTTCGGAACAAAGCACCCGTAACACCTATCTTCTTTTTATTCAATTGCTCCTGAAAACGTTCAACCGCGTACCGCGCCCAGTCGCTAACCGTCTGCCGTGGCACCAAATTCATTAAATCCTGATCCGTCATAAGTCTAAAATCTAATATCTCACATCTAATTACGCATTCGCCCGATTACGGATCCGCGCCACATCCTCCGCATGATCCTCCATTAACCGATTAGAAATCACAACTGGCTTTGGATTATCCATTTTATCAATCAGCTCCTTAAGCAGTAATTCTACACCACTATTGTCCACAGGATCACCACCATTCACATTCACGATCGGCGCTGGCAAACTCATCGTTGTGCTACGTTGCGATCGTTCAGCCTCAATCGCTGCTGGGTTCAACTGGATCCGCGCGCCATTACGACGCTGCGAGTTATAAAGCAGTGCATCTACGATCTCCCTATTATTCGCATACGTATTGCGGGAAAGAATCGGTTCACCACCTTCAATATTTCCCAACACCTTACGTCCGCTAACCAAATTAATACCACCCTGTGCATGCGACGGACCATCAGGAATAAAACCACCCTTCGCAAATTGCGGTGGTTTCTGTGAAGCAATTACAGCGATTTGCGCAGCACCGGCAATACCAGCGATACCAGCTAGGATAAAGTTTGGCAACGCCTTCGTGACCGCCAGTGCCGTATTGATCACGGCCGAAAGAAGATCCGCTTTTTTCTGTGCCTTCCACGCCTTTAATTTTTCAGCCTTTTGAAGCTTATCGTATTTGTCGTTTATGGCTTGCTTTTGCTTTTCCGTCAAATTTTTAGCCGATAGTTCCCTATCCCGGTCCGCATTTATCTGCGAAAGACGTTCCTGCGATTCAGCTGCTATATTATTAGATATAATGGAAAATGTTGCGTCCGCTATTGTCTGCGCTACATCCAGCGCCATTTGCTTGCGTTCCTCGTTCGCTTGCCGCTTTATTTCTGTTATTTCAGCCTCCCGATTTGCTTCATAAGCATTTATGACCTCTTTGAACGCTTCCGTTTCCTGAATTTCCGCACTATTCTTTTCTTTAAGTAGCTCAATCTCCCGGTTATATTTCAGATTAATATCGTTGATGCGCTGTGTACGTTTATTGATAGAAAACTTTTCGTGATCCTCTTCCAGCTTCTGCTTAACCTTAGCCAACCGTTCCGCCTCCCGGATCTCCGCGTCGCCCAGTTCACGCGCACGCTCCAACGCGATCGTAGCTTGCATCGCTTCACTATCGCCCGCATCTTTCAATAGCTTATCGTAATAATTGTTAATCCGGATCCGGTCTTGATCCAATTCAGATTGCAATTTCTTACCCATTTGATCGCGTAGCGTCGTGATCGAATTCATCAAATCCTCTTCCTGCTTCAATCGTAGAGCATCCAATGCGGCATCTTTATCCGTGTTTAGTTTCTTTATCTGTTCATCCGCCTTTGCTTTGTCTGCTTCCAATGCACCTTCCTTCGATTTAAACTCTTTAAACTTGTCAATCTTCTTTTGATAATCAAGATCCAGCTGTGCAATCTGCTTATCGTACTTATCCATCTGATCGATCAGCTGCTGTGCCGCAAACAATTCTTCCTCCTTTAAAAGCTTTTCAAAATGTTCCTTAGCTTGCTTTTCAATACGTTCTTGCTTTTCCTTTTCCCGTTTTTCTTTCGCGATATCGGATTTTGACTTCTTACCACCACCTCCAGTAGCTGTACCATCTTCCGCATTATTCAGCGCTTTCAGTTTTTTCGTCAACGAATCAATAGCTGCTTCCGATTCTTTAAACTGCTGTGCGCTTAGATTTCCGGATCCCTGGCTTTCCTTAATTTCCTTTATTCGCTTTTCAATTGCTTCCACATTTTCCAGTACAGCCTTAGAATGTTCTCGCATCGAAGTAGTATCAAAGGCCACGTTCGAACTATCGCCCATTTGTTTGAGGGAATAGTCAATAGCATAGATATCGTCTGTTACTTTTTTTAACAGATCTCTTTTTGCAATCAACTCCTCATTCGATAAATCACGCGTGATCATAGAACCGCCGCCTCCTCCCATACCTACACCGCCTTGAAACTCCGTTACCTTTTTTGATTCCAATTCACGTTTCAATTGCTCCGCGTGATCTTCTTTCCGCTTCTTTGCAATCTTACCTTCTTCAATTGCCGTTTTGTTAACTATAGAAAGGTATCGCTCATGTGCAGCGATATTACCGCGTAGCGTATCTGTATTTATCGATAAAGCATTCCCGTATGCATCGACCTCCGTTACAGCAATTGGCCATGCTTCTGACAGCTTTACGATGATCTTCTGCAATTCGACGTGCTCATCTTTATTTAGTTCCCCTTTTTTAGTAAGTTCATCGTATCGGGTAATAAGTGGGTCAAGGTTTTCAGTCAGCGTTTTAAGTTCACTTTCAGCTTTCATCCACTCGTCACGAGCCTTTTCAAATTCGGTTCGATTGTCAACTAAAGCTCCTGTGACTTCGGTCATCCATATCCTAAACCCACTATGCTCCCAAAGTTGATTTATCCGATTCCAGATCTTTTCGAGATTCGCAGCAAGATTGGTGTTCACCGTATTAAATTCATCTAAAACGGATGTTCCCTCGTCAAACGCTGCGCTTGATGTTTCCAAGCGCGTACGAACCAAATCAATATTATCGGCCATTGCACCCAAAGCGGCAACGCCCCTACCACCGGACACTTCTAAAATACCCATGTTTGTAGCCAGTGCCTGCACACCACCACCGGCAGTCTTAGAATTTTCCAGTACGCGCAATAGCGCCTCATTCGCATCGTTCAACAAAAGATCTGCAAATTCCTTAACACTCATTTTTGCGATTTTTGCGAATTTTGGAATATCGGAACCCAATCCAACGATAAATTGCCCGATCGCCGTAGACGAGGATTCCATGGACTGACCCAATTCATCCATCACAGCACCGTAAGCCAGCACAGTAGGCAAAGAAATATTAGCCGCTGGAGCTACACCCGCCAGGCGCTGCGCAAAGTCAATCAGATTCTTTTCAGCTGCCGTACCTTCCGCACCCAATGTGTTGATCGCGGATCCCACCTTAAGCAAAGCATCCTCTAATTCAAACTGATCCCCCAGCTTGAAGATGTTGACCAGCTTACCCAGCGAGTTTACAGCCTCTTCTACACCGCCTAGATCCTCACCCAGCGCAACCCCGATTTTATCCGCCGCACGTACAAATCCTTCCACATCCTTTTCCGATGAGTAACCCAGTTTACCCGCGACCTGCGCCAAACCAAGCAACTGGAGGTTAGCCGTCCGGGTATCCATCTTTTTGAATTTCTCATTCAGACGATCCACGGCATCTTCCGTCAGTCCAGTCGTTTTTTGAACGCCGGCAAAACTATCGGATAGCTCCGCATTTTTCGTAATAGCCGTTTTTATTCCATTCGTGATCCCGTAAAACACACCCGCAACCGATAATCCGGCTACAGCCTGCTTAGCTAGGTCTTTCATTTGATTGCCAAAAGAATTCACATTATCCTTTGCGCCGGCAATCTCTTTGCGCGCATCCTCCCAGGCTTTTTTCACCTTTTGGATATCGGCAACCTTTTGGCGGTACAATGCAGGATTGTCCGCCTCTTTCATATTATTGATCTCCGTATTAAGTTTATAATACGTATCCCGTAGCTCCTTTACTGATGTTTTGGCTTGGTTATTATCAATAACCAATTTTAACACACTCTCCGTATCCGTCCTCACCTTCGCCATAAAACAAAAATGTCCTTTCTACACGGCGGTAGAAAGGACATGAAAAGACAGGGAAAGCGCTATTTATTTTCTCCGAATCCCGAAATACCAAAGGATCCCCAACACAAAGATTAATGCACCTACCACGCCGAAGATAATGCCACGTCCGCTAGCTTCGCTCACAGTCGATTTATCGGCTACATATGCCTTACTTTCTTCTTTTACACGCAGATCACTTTCCTTTGCATACTCAAAATTCGATTGCCGAAATGCCTCCGCTATCCGTTCCGTATCGATATCGTTTTTCTGCTTACCATTATACTTCACATTGCCTTTAGCCCGCAGATTGCCATCCTTATCAATCGATATCTCATCCGCAGTTAGAACGTGCGTAGCTTCCGATTTATCCGTCGTGACCGATGTTTCCTTAGAATTATCCGATTCTTGCTTAGCACCCGTTTCCTTCGTATTATCCGATTTTTCGATCTCGTACGACTGTTTTGCGACGAACTTTTCCTTTGTGGACTTTTTAAACAATCCGCACCCGTTAATTAAGGCGCAGATCGTTATCAATATTAGTAGATTTTTCATTTTGCTCTATTGCTTGACGTAATAACCGGCACTCTTCGCGGAGTGCTTCCAATTCAATTTTCTGATCATGAAAAAGCAGCTGAAAGTTGGCGTATTCCTCCCGTACAGCGATCAACTCCTTTTTAGTCGTGTTTTCCCCTTCGATGGCCATCTTAAGCTTTTCCTTTAGCGCTTGAATAACACCATCCGACGCAATCAATTGCTTTTCCAATCGCTCCGCAATATCTTCCGACATCTCCAGCACTTTTTTCGCGTTATCGACAATGCCGCCATCCGTTTCCACCGATTCCTTTTTCTTACCGCGGACGTACACCCAAACCGTACTGATCAACCCAACTAACGCACCCCACAAGTTTGGAAGCACGTATTCCTGTAAAAACTGTTCCATTACCCGACCCTCGCTATACAGATCCGTGCAATCTCATCCGCCGCCCAGTGCTTCCAGTCCTCATGGTTTGCCATGTCGGTCGGGTTAGAAATAAATCCAACCTCCAACAATGCGCTGGATGCCTTCGTGTGCAAAATACCCAACCGTTTACGATTCGAAAGAACTTCCGATCGTACACCACGGTTCGGAATCCGCAGAATCGTAGATACAAACTCCACGATATCTTTTCCAAATGATTTGGACTTGTCACGCGCACCATCTGCCACAAACACCGTCGCCCCCGAAGCTTTCGGCGATGCCGCCGCATCAAAGTGAACATCCAGCAAGTAATCATCCGCCGTCGCTACTGCGTTAACCTTAGCGATCACCTGCGTCAGGGTATCCCTATCATCATCAATCCACAAAATAGTACCGGGCGATAACTGGCGGATCCGCGTCGCGATCAGATCCCGCATTTCAATCGTCAGTTTGTTTTCCTGATACCCATTACCACTAGCGCCCGGATCCTTCAAATGATGCCCCGCTATTAAAAAAATTACCCCCATATCACCCTCACATTTTAAATTAATATTCCCCTACATCAGGTACACATTCGAATCCGCATCATTAAATCCCTCCATAGGATAGATCACCTTTTCGCCATACAACGGAAAATGCGTTGCATTAGCATTCAGCCATTTTTTAGCCGTCACCATATTACTTTCGCCAGTGGTGGTCAATTTCACCATCAGACTATTTAAATTTCGTTGTGTCGGGAAAGATTGCCCCTCAATATTATCCGAATTACTTCCCAACGCCGTCACCGAAGATTGGTATACCCCCGAATCCGATACCTGAACCATCCGATACGGGATCGATTCCGACAAAGCCAGCGGACCTATGATCCGGAGCCAGTAACGTACAAGCTTCTTTTCGATTTCGGAAAGTCCACCCGATAATAGTTTTGCTTTGATATCCACCACCAATAGCTCCCCGAAATTAGACCCCAGCATATCATCCTCCACAAAAGCGATTTGCGGTTTGATCACCTGGAATAAATCCGACGAAATCGATAGCCCTGCAAAAGATGAGAATTCAGTGGACGAATGAAAGAGCGTATTCAAATACAATCGGCGTTCACTCGATCCGCCCCAAATCGGAAAGTCCACTTTTTTACTTTCCATAATGGAGATCAGCTGTTCGAAAGCCGTCCAGCCGCGTTCCTTCGCATCACGACGAAACATCAGTAACTTCTTATCCGATGCCGGCAATTTCTTATCCGTTTTAGAAACGTGGATACCCGAATCGGAGATCTGTACCGCCCCACTACTGGAATACTTATCCAGCGTTAAATTCACGATCGCCCGGCGCATCGCATCCAGTGCAGTAGGATTCGCCAATATTTCCGGCGCTGAAGCTTCACCCACGATCACCAACAGCGCGTGTTCCATTTCTTTTAGAAAGCTTAGCAAACTTTCGATGCTAAAATCAACCGTTACCGCGCTGCACGCATCCTTTATATGATCATCATTGGTTACAAACAACATATTATTTTATTTTTCTACGTTTCCACTCCGCACGTTGCGCTTTTAATAACTTCCTTCGTTCCCCCCACATAAGCCTATCGTTAACATGTGTAATAATTATTTGTAATGATTTCTTAATTTCTTTACGGACATCCGTTAAATCGAAATCTCCACCCCATGGACGGTAGTCGAGATTAAATAATTGAGGAGCGGTGAAGGTCGGAAAAGAGACCCCCGCACGCATGGCAAATGGATCCACGTTTTCAATAGGCGCACCCTTTGGTATAAAAGTTCCAACACCATATATGCGATGAAAATATGTTCTTACCACAGCATCGTAATCCAATCCCTCGTCAATAATGATTGTCGAGATATCGCGTCCCTGCAATGTACCCCTATAACTATAATCACCTCTTAACCAAGGTAAGAACTTATTTTCGACGGGATTAATAGGTTTGATCACCCAATCCGCGGGTATCAAGCAAGCTTGTGGTTCTTCTGCTGTTGGTTTATTCATATCTTAATACTTAATACTAATTCACTACTTCATTCGCAGTTTGATGGTTTTTGTCCAGCGTTTCCAGTTCGATTTCAGTCGTTTTAAAGCAAAGCCCAGGATACTTAGCAAGCCATCCGTTATATTCAGCGATAAAATAAAGAGGTTCTAAGATCACATCACGGTATGGTTGCAATAATGCCACATAGATATTAAAAGCCATACGCTTATCCGATCCACCTCCGCCGCCCAGCTTCTTCCCCGGTCCGTCACCCACGAGCGTAGGATCTACACCCAGTGCACGCATTAAATGCTCCGAAGCTTCGCGACTATCTTCTAAGTGATTACCGTCAAGTTTCAATTGCTCTACCGGCTTAATCTCCCATCCGGGCAATGGCTTACCATTATGATCGTAGACGATTTCTGCCAATATGGTTTTGCCCGCATTATCAGCACCCGTCAGCTGGTCATTGATTTCCTTAACCTTCGCTTTCTTAATCGCCGTTTTATCTTCCGGGCTCTTTTTCCCCCAATCTTTATATGCATTCGGCCAATAGTCCGCAGGGATATAGAGAATATGCGTTACCGATAACATCCGTTTCATTACCGAAACTTTTGTTTTCGGGATATTTTTAGCGATATCGTACCACCCCGACGCTAAGAAACCGTTCCATTTTGCCAGCTGGTAATAATTATGACCCGGACTAGGATAGGATATCGGGTATACAAAAGATTTTGCCTTAGAGTTCCGAACCTCATCAATACTCGTATTTGAGTATGGATCTATTACATCGTAAGTAATAGTTTCCTTATCTTTTGCTTTTGCTTCCGGCCAGTTTGCGTTTACAAAACATTTAAGTATACGCCCCTTAGCATCCATTTTTGACCATCGGCAATGCGATGCATCCTGCGTGCCCAGGTAAGCGATTGTTTTTTCGTCTATCGATTTAATCAATTCGGGAAATACATTCCAAAACCAAAAGAAATCCACCGCCGCTTCGCGCATATAGCGCTTAAATCGTCTATCTTGTAAAAAGGCATCGATATCCGCATCGCCCACAGCCTTCAAAGCCCATTCGCCTTTTTCCGAATCAAAGAAACGCTGCATAGCCGAAACTTCGCGACCCTGTAACGCTCGTGACTGCCAATCCATTAATGGAACCAGTTCTGTACTCAGTTTCGCAGCTTCGATTATTTTTTGCGGAAAATCGTTTTCTTCCCCCCAGTTTGCAATCTCGCTTTGATCCTGTTCTTTTTTAACCGGACTAGCTGGAGGCGCAGATAATGGGGCTACATTCGTAGGCCCCATATCTACCAGCACTCGCCCCTCACAAATCAACGCATGTTGATCGCCCACATATTCAACCTCACTCATCCCATCTATTGCGTTAATAACATCCCATTAAACTTTATCACCAAATGCGGGTGGATTGTCGTAATCCGATCACTGTTTTTATGACGTATATTCCGCGTCATGTTTGCAAAGTGATTCGGATTACGCGCTTTATCCCTTTTCGAAGGACCACCCACAAAAACGGCTTCATCATATGTGATTTTCTTCCCTCCAGTATCCTTCTTAAGATCTGCTGTCACGAATGTGAGCGAAAACGGGATCAGTTCCCTGTCCTGTCCGCGCATCATCATCGTATTCAGCATATCCTTCACACTTATGAAACTATCCATAATCAAAGATGCCTATACGTGCATGGCTAAGAAAGGACACCCCACAAAAGGAAAGTAAATCCTACGCAAAACATTCCAGTGAAAAAACACACAATTCATTTATTACCAAAATCTTACCTCGAAAATCGACAAAACACTTCGCAGGTGACAGACAGATGACCCCGCCACGCACTATCCTTAAGGGAAAGTAAAGAGCAAAAAAAAGACGATATATGAAACGCCTCCGCGTGCGCTCGACTAGGACACGATCAGTTCGCCCACGGCTGTACTGTAACCATAGGTAGTATTGAACTTACCGATGTACAATGTATCCATCGCATCGCCCAGGTGTGGTGCATCTTCGGGCTTTACGGCGGAGTTCTGCTCCGGTCGCTTATCCTTCTCGAATCCGTTCTTACCTACACGCACGCCGGTCTGTTGCATCGATGTCAATAACGAATCGCAGTTGACCTTATTGAAGCGCACCGACATAAATCGGGTATCACGTTCCGCTAAGATTGATTCCCACATACGGTACCGTATAGCATGCGTGGGCTGTTGCCCAATGTATATACGTGACACGGTCCACTGGTTATCTTCGAAACGCTTCGTTACCATGTCCGCCAATGTTTCAAGCCGTGTCGCGTCCGTAACGTTAGCCGTATGATCATAGTAAAACATCACGTGGTGCGTGTCGTGATGCTTATAATAGGTACAGAATTCGTCAATCAAGTCATCCAGTACCTTCCTATCTTCACGCTTAACATACATCGACTTTAATACACGGTAGAAGTTCCGTGTTTCCTGTCCACATACCAATGATTTGATCTTAGAATTATAGTCTAATGAGATATCGATGGGCGCACCCTTGATCAGATCCGCATCCATCCTGCAATCCTTCACCAAGCCATTGGGTAGCCATATGCCCTGGCTTTCGATGTATCCATAATCGAATTGATCGTATGTATGGTAGTCGCTATCTAGCAAATGATAGAATCCGTTTTCGGTGGTAATGGTACGTTCATTCAATACAGCTGCACGGAATACAGGCCATATCAATTCACGCCGCCACTGGCGGATCTGCTCTTCTCCCAGTATCTGTATATTGTCCAGACTGGATGCCTCGGAATAGTACACCAGTCCTTTTCGGAGATGGCCCAGTACTGCACCGTATTCACGGATTTTACGATATAGATACTTTCTGCTTTCGGTCGTAGTTGCTTCCGAAAAACGTTGCTCCAATATATTAAGCTCATATTGCAAGCGCACGACCTTCGTAACGATATCGCTATCCATTTGTTCCCGCTTATCCAGGATCCAACGCCCTTTTGGATCCGTAGGCATGTCGGTAAACATCGTGATCATGTGATGTTCGGGTATTTGCCCGAAGTATTCCAAGTTACCGCGATTGATCGGCGCAATATCATCCATATAGCGCTGGTGGTTTAGAAAACGTGCCTCATCCGCGATAATGGCATCAACGTTCTTACCGTTCGCTAGTCCGGGACGATCCTGCGATATCAGGTGAAATACATGTCCATTGTACCAGGTAATAGAATGTTCATAATGCAGCACCGGATAAATAGCGGGTTTGATCTTAAACGCTGCAGGTGGTTTTTTACGAACAAAGAAATGCAGATCCTCAACATAACCAAGCCGCTCCCAGCTTTTTATCAAAGGCGGTAACGTACGATCCAGTAATTGCATATACGTTGTACCCACTACGCCCGTAGCACCACGAGGCATTACGTTCGCCGCGTGCGACGAACGGTAAGCAATGGGGCCTTGCGTTTTACCCGTTGCCCGTCCCCATACGCCATACTCTTCTTTGGCCGATACGTATATAGACCGCTGTTGTGGTTTGTTCCACCATAACTTAACATCCTTATACAGTACCATCGCTATCTTCCCCTTCTATTTCTTCCGCATCTTCAGCGATTTTTTCAATGACACCTTTTTTCAGTTCTTTCAATAGGTTGGCCACAACCATATCCGAATTTTCGACCATTGGAAATCCTAATTCTGACGGATCCGCAACAATAACTGGACGGATCGGGTGGAAATCTTCGGGATTAAAACCTTCAACATCCGGTTTATCCAATCCGCGTATCTTTGCTACCTCCTTGTAAAAGGCTGCGGCCGCACGGTGATCTCCATCAGCCTGCGCTTTGGCCATCGCATCTTCCCCCCAATGGATCATCATACCGCGGGCAAATTCCTTATCCGGGCGGCTTTCGGTTGTTAACCAAAACTTTTCCGCCATTTGGATATCCATATAAGCTTGTGAAAGAGACACCCCAAATTGTGCTATTTGCCATTCTGCTAGTTCTTTTTTTCGATAAGGACGGTTATAGCTATGCTGATAGGTTTCACCCGTTAAAACCGATATCCGTGGTTCGCTGACAATATATCCTTTGCGAAGTCTGTTATCCACTTCGGTAATGCGTTCCAGTACAAAGGCATCATCTTCCGATAGATCGTCTAATTTGTTTGACAGGAATGCTTTCAGAATACGATCCAGTACAGTCGATCCTTTCACATCTTTAGGCCGTAGATTAGACATGGTTAGCCTCCTCTCTCAACTTTTTAAGCAATGCTAGCTTATCATCCAATAACTTTTGGCTTTTGTCTCGGTTGCGCAGATCCGTGCGTTCTAATCGTTTTCGGACTTTCCAGATCTGTACGTATAGGCGTTGGATTTCCGGCGTAGTAAATTCCGTTTTTTTCGTTGCCGGCGGTAAAGTACCGTGCAATTCCAAGTGATCGATATCATCCAGTATGTTTTGCTTTTTCCGTTGTAGGCGCAGGATCTGAAAAGCATGCTCTTTGCGGGACGCATCCGATCGAGCCTGGCGCAATGCAAACATATTGGCATCGATTTGCCTATATACTTGCTGGCGGTCATGCCTTAGCTTTTTTAGTAAGAAATCGTTTTGCTTGCCCGGTGCCGGAAATTCCGGTATTTCCGAAAATTCCGACTTTTCCGGTAGTAGATCGTAAAGCTCATCAAATAGCTTTTTACGGTTATATTCGTTTTCCCCCTGGCGGAAGATGCTCTTTAGGAAATCATTACTTCCGATTTCATTATATAGGCGCACGCCATCATCATATGCCGGATCCTCCAGCCACTTTCTCACCCTCTCCATAACCCCAAAAATCCGAAAGGGAAAGTATCAGGGAAAGGACATAAAAAACGTAAATCGGATTGAATCTATTGCCTAAATTTCCAGTGAATTTTTGTTGTAAAAATGGGGAAAGTGGAGTGTTTTTAAAGATTATCTTTGTATTATAAATATATACAAATTATGATAGCAATAAGAAATTTTACAATTACTGGAATTGACGAAACAGTCAAACATTACGTAGCGGAAATAAAAAAGGAATCAGAAAAGCTACATGTAACTCTTAAAAATTCTGCAGGTGGGATGAAAGAAATTTTTGAGGTATTCAATGACAATAACGAAATCGTCGTTAAAACCTACACAGTTTCAATAATATTAAAACCTGAAACGGAATTATATAAAAAGTTACAGCAGTTGGGGGTAGAATATCTTTAAATATCACCGTCGAAAGTAAAAACGCCAGCTACACAGCTGGCGTTTTTGCTTTACTCACTTTACGCTTTACTTTTTTGAGGTACATGGTACCTCTTGCAAATATCTGATCTGCTTGCGCCAGTGTAATCTTTCGAAAATCAACATCACCGATTTTGGAATGCAATATCGGCGATGTCGTGTTAATGACTTCGTAGTGTCCAGCAATAGCCGGACTGACTATCCAACCCAGCTTTGCCATATACTATCCTCCACCAGCTGCAGGCGCTGGCAATTCACCTTCGTAAACAAAATACGGAGCTAATCCATACGCGCCAGCGGTAAACTTAATACCGACCTCACCAGTAGGACCGGTTCCCAATCCACCTTCAATGTTACGGATATACGCAGCAATCTCTTTTGCGCCTATTTGGAAGAAACCAGTGGATTGACCAATCCGACGAACCAAGAAAATACCACGGTAATTTTTGATAGCACGTGCGGTACCTAGATTCTGCGCATTGATATTTGGCAAAAAGAATTCAGCACCCGTATTAAAAATACCTGAAAGTATTTCACCTTCCATCGCAACTGTAGATCCCGACTTTTCGAATAGTGGCTGGATCTCAATAGGCGACTTATCTGCCTTCAGAACGTGGTTACCTGTAATGGTGACGATACCAGCTGCAGTTGTGGCTGCTGGATCCGGTTCTTTTATATCTTCAAACCATGAGTATGGGATGAAGTAGGCCAATTCAGCGATACCGGACGTGTTGTCATCGCCATCGGTAAATCCAGCCTTTAAATCTGTAATAGTATCGTAATTCATTTCAATACATTATTAACGTAAACAATTAATCGATCAAGGTCAACGCCCCGGATTCGATTCTAACTAATTTCTCCAAAAGATCTTTCTTATCTTTCAGTTCGGATCGCGAAAATCCATTCACACCAAAATTAACTCGGTATTTTTTACCGTCAACTTTTACCGTGAAATCCTCAACTGTTGGCTGCGAATTAACTTTGTCAATTGCATCCTTAGCGACCTTCTCCGCATCTTCCGCGCGCTTCGTCAATGTCGCGATATCAGCATCCTTTTGCTTTATCGATTCATTGAGCGCATCGTGTGCGGCTTTTAGCTTTTCGTTAACAGCTGCACCATCACCAAGATCCTTTTCCGCTTTGGTCAACTTACCTAAAGTCGTTTGTTGCTCCGCCATTAACTTTTTATACCCCGTTCCGTCCGCGTCGTATTGCTCTTTTAATTTGTCGTATGCCTCCTGTGCCTCCGCCAAATCCTTAAATTTTATTTTTCCCATTGTAGTCTATTTTTCAATGAATAAATGCAGGTAGCCAGCACATGCCAGCTACCAAATCAAACCTAGTTACGATCGTTGATCGATAACACATCAAAGTCCTGAATACCAAAACCAAGAACACCCGTCATGGAGTAATCCAAATGAAACATTTGCGGAATGGTTCTAATTACACGATAATCAGATTCTAGGTCTGTAGCTGCTAACAAATTATGATCAGGAGATACTGTTACCATATCCGACTTAGTTATCCAGCTACATGGCAATAACTTACATTTTTTATTCGTCAATGGAAGATATGTCAAGGTCCCGTCTTTTTCCGTGTACTTAGAAATGTCCTGAAATGAAGCCAGAAGTAATTCCAGCACATTATACGATATCCGCATTGTACCGCCCTTTATCTTCACCCATTCAGGAGCTTCATACCATACTGAGAGCAATTGCTCATACGCATCGGCTTTAGTAATTACTCCAGTAGATGCTACATTAGGAATTAGACCATTCGTACGTGCTTTACGTAATTTAGTTCCTAACCCTTCCGTTATCGCTTTCACCTGGCCGCTAATAAACTTATCAGGTGCGGAAATCGGTGTCTCCCCCGCAATAGTCAACGTCTTGACCTCATAATATTTAAGAACATCTCCTACAGTATATTTAACAAATGCACCTACGGCATAAGCTGTAGCGGGATTAAATGCTTCAAAACCATCTACACCTACACCATGCCAGGGCACGACGTCATTTATATTTCCAGCTAATGTTTCCGCTACTGCATCGAACACATGCGATGGAAAATTCATATTATTTGCATTCTCACCAGCACCACGCAGATCTTCTAGATAGGTACCCCGATAATTATCGGGCATAACTTGAAAATCTCGTTGCCACTTATCAACTGTCAACTTTTGATCACTATAGACGATATCACCAGATGGAGGACTAAAAATACCTGTAAACGGTCTAGGTTCGCCGTTCACTGCTAACTTTGTCAGATTCGTAGCACTTTTCACATTATAATAAGTGTTCAGATCCTTAAAAAAATCCAACGAATTTTCAAATTTCCGATATATCTTTTTCTGAAACTTACCAGCATACGCCGATAGAGCTGATACATCAGGAGAAATATTACTAAACAATAATACACCCTGCACTTTTGGGATAAATGCACTCACGATCGACAATGCACCAATCCCACACGCTACAGCCGGACTACCCGTGGCCGTACTAATCACCCCCATTAAAAAAATTAAGGCACACAAGCCAAAAAATAAATTTTTCATTCCTTTATACTAATTATTATCCCACTAATTCAATTTCACTGCACCCCAATAATTACCGGCTATTCGTCCGCTAAAATGCGTCTCGCCCAGTCATCCACCGATGTACGGAATTCATCTTTCTTTTCCTTCCCACCTTCCGGGATGTTATCATCGCCTTTAGCCTCCGGTGTTCCAGATTCAGACGCTGGTTTGCCCTTAAGCGCCGCCACTTCCGCTTCCAATGCCGTAATGCGTGCATCCTTCGTTGCAATAGAAGCTTCCAGCGTTGATTTAGCCGTTTCCAGCGCCGTTTTATCAGCCGCTAACGTTACGTTTTCATTGCGCACGGTTTCCAGTTCCGAATCCAAGACAACAGTAACACCTTCCACCTTTGCTTCCTTAATCTGCGCATTGATATCCTCCAGCTGCGCAGCCGTAATGGATGCCACTGCTACTTTAGCCAGCGCGCCCAACTTTGAAAATTTATCCCCAAACATATTGTCATTATTAATTTGCTTTCCGAAAGCCGATTTTAATCGACTTGTTAATTTTGCCAGCATTCCCTCGCTAGGCTCTTCCATTTGCGCATCGTACCAAGCGGCGATCTGTCCGTGCGACATATCCTGCACATTATCCGGCATATCCTCCGCCTCGTAATCCTCCACGAAATCCACCAAGCCCTCCGCGACCGCTTCCGCTGGCGTAAAATAATGATCTTTATGATCCATGTAATCCGCTTTCACGGCATCCATTTCCTTACCCGTACGTACCGCGATCAGTCCACCCAGCACATCATCATATTTATCCAGCACATCCGCCTCATCGCGGAGCGCCTGCGCATTACCGTACATCCAAGTCGACACCGAATGAAGCATAAGTAATGATCCCTTAGCCATATGCACACGGCCTTTCTTAGCAGAAATCGCTATCATGGCACCCATTGAATAAGCAATGCCATCTACGTACGTATGAACCTCTGTTTTTGATGCTTTAATGGCGTTGCAGATCGGCAACCCCTCGTGAACATTTCCGCCTGGCGAATTGATGTGGATATTGATACGATCACAGGTTTTTTCCAAATTCGAAAAAACACGAACAAAATCATTTGCAGTGTTTTCATCCCAGTAACTACCGATCACCCCGTAAATCTTAATCTCCCCCACATTCGGCGAACTCGAATTCAACACCGCAAAAAAATTCTGTCTCATATCCCTCTCACTAAATCCGTCTACTTTGAAAGCTCAAATATCCCAATAGCGCCACACGCCCCAAAGGACACAAAGCGCACCTACGATAAAGCCGCGTTTAACTGCGCTACCGTAAACGAAAATTGATTGTGATTGAGATCCGTAGGTTTCGATCCCGTATCAGCCGATCGGGATAAGGTGACAGGTTCCAGCGGCGAACCGATCACCTGCGCATAGCGATTCATATCCGTGACACGCATTACCGACACCGGGCCGATATACTTATCCAGGATATTTTCTATTTTTTTATTTTGGTGATGGATCTTAAAACTACCGGCGTAGCTGTACGACGTTCCATTATCACCATGCTGCACATCCGACTTCATTAATCCCGAATCGGGATACAATTCAATTTCGCGCCAGGCTTTCCCCGGATGAAAGACAACCGGATTAAAACTTTTAAAGTCTGTGACGTGCGCAATTTGGAGCGTAGCAATACCACCAACATTATCACCTTCGTACATTTCGAATAACTTTCCCATGAAACAAAATGACGAACGAAAAAAGAGTGGGGAAAGGACAAATTTTTAAAAGTTGTAGTGAGTGACAGCCAAAACACACAAAAACCATTGGACATATTGGACACGGCTGTCTCTCGAAAATATTAAAACACTAAATATGAGATGTTTATATTTTTAGGATATTGAATTTTGTGTCCAAGTTGTGTCCAAGACTACCGAAAGACACTGGTTTTTGTGTCCAGTCATGTCCAAATTTTATTTCAATTAGTCCTTTTAGTGTTCAAAAACATACATACGAGTATGAGAATCGTAAATTTGTTCAAAATTCATAGAGCGTTTTTCTTTAAGGAATATTTCAATAGATTCGTAATTTACTGCTACCGGTTCAAATTCTTTCACATATGAATCAATGATCGATCTTAACGCCGACTCAATATTATCAAAATCGCCAATAAAATCATGCATTCCACCTTCGGGATAATATATAGATCCTTTAAAAGCGAAAAACCGTTTCATTTAAATCATTTTTAACACGCTGCCTAAGTGATTTTTTACCACTACGATTAGCATTTTTAGTGATTAACTTGTCATATTTAGATACACCCTTGCTAGCACCAGGAACGTGATCCGTTTTTACTGCCTTAAGCTTAGGAGAACCGATTTTTATGGTATATGGTTTCATCTTATTTTTCTAAAACAACGCAATCTGCTTATTGCTCACAATAGCCTCGTGCAACATCATCGGGATCGTAAGCACCGTATCCTTAATTTCCCCTTTCCTTTTGTCCAGGCGCTGGCGCTCGCGGTAATACCAGCGTTTTAAATTATCAAACGTCAGATCATCCTCCGAAAACTCATAATAATCGATAAAACGGCGAATGTTATAATCCACAAAATTATCCGGTCTATTCGGGTGATGGCACCAGCGGTACATCTCCTGCTTAATGATCGTATCCATCGTACGCGAAAATCCCTTGATATTTTCATTCGAAATGAATCCACCGTATTTGCGCAACATGCCATCCGACACATATACATCAATCCATCCACCAAGATCATGTTTACGACATGGGCGAACCTTTCCCGGATCCAGTTTATCAAACGGCTCCATCACCCGCTTAAGCAGCAAGGTGATCACGTTATCATCAGATAGAATCAATTGCGGACCAAATAAATGTTGTACATAAGTCTGTACATGAGGCTCTACGGTTAGACGGATAAGATTAGACATAACGATTTGGTATTGTTTACCAAATATAATCAATATAAATCATTACATATCAAACAATTAATACAAAAAAGACACGTAAAAAATATATTGGACATGACTGGACACGGTTGGACACGATTTAACGACAATAAAGCAATAAATATATGGTATAATAATAGATAATATATTAATAATCATACATATATAACTATCTATTCATTGCTATGTCCAGTATGTCCAACGTGTCCAAGCAAAATAAGGAAATTTGAGAAAACAAGTATAAAAATAAAAAAAACCACTCGATGAGTGGCTTCATAAACTTTAACATTAACTAAATTTGCAAAATGAAATCAGCAACCATTACAGTAAGAGGAAAGACAACAACATTCGAATACATTGTGCTCAATCTTCTGGGTACTATTTACGCAAAGGTTACATGGGCAAACGGGAAAACAACCCACTTTTACAAAGGGCTATACCATGACAAAACAAAATGGGAAAATAGGGGAATTCCCGATGACCTTATAGATGTTATATCGGAGATATTTAACAAAGAAACCCCTATCCCTGAACATGCCGTTGACAGCTGGACAACACCAGGTAAATCTAGTTGACATACTCTCTAACAAAGTATCCCAGCCAAAATACATCTACAAAAGAAAGCGTCTGGCCTCTTTTAGGCTCTATAGTTATATACTCTTTTTCTCGTCTTATATCGCACTTCATAGCTATGCCTATGCCTGTAGTATTTGTTTTTAAAGCCTCCTGTATGGCATCAATAATATACTCTTGTGATGTTATTTTCATTATTCAAATATAAATTAGTGATTCATTTCTCATTTACGGTTTACCGTACCATTCAGCTAAAAACTGCGCTTCCGATACACGATCTTATACCCACCAACTTCCACCGTGTCCAGCGGCATTACACCGCTGGCATATACCAATTCACCATCCTGATCGTAAATAAATAGCATTGCATAATCGGGTTGGTCATATCGAGGTAGATCCGGCTTTTCGCAGGATGAAAAAATAAGTATACCTAAGAGCATGGTCATTACCATTAATTCTATTTTTGTATTTTTCATAGTTTTAAAATTTAATTAGGTCCACAACTTTCGCCAAATGCGCCAGCTGGTAACAACCATTCCTCATGATCGTTAAAAATTATTTGTTCAGTGTATTCTTTTGATGTAGCTATAGTAGCTAGATCTTTGGTAATATTTGGATATGGATTTCCGCACTGGATTAGCGTTTTTAAATCTGTATTTCGCTTCATGGTTACGCCAAAAAGATCTTCATATGCGATCAATTCCGATGCAATATTTGGGCTTACGACATTTGCGCTAGCAAACTGGTCAGCATTACCAAAAATGCAAAACTTACATGAGCAGCGGCTCCAACCCATATAATAGCATGGATGAACCCTAACCCGGTATTGTTTAATAATGTCCCACACCTGTTTTTCGGTCCAGTCGCGCAATGGCCTCCAGCGGTCTATAACACGTGGCACTTTCCCATTTCGAAGATCTGACCGGTCCGGTTCAAAAATATTATACTTTGCTCTCGCAGACGATTCCTCCCCACGTTCGCCCGACAATACGCAAACCCGCAATCCATTAAAACGTTCCTGGTTACGAATAGCAGTAGCACATATATCGATTTTCAAATAAGCCGAACACCAACGTACTTTGAGATCTGCGCTAACTTGGGGAAATCTTAATCGTGTGGCGAGCTTTCCCAGTACACCACCAACTTTTTTAAGTATACCACCTGGACATTCAAACCAAGTTGGTGCAGTCTTAGCATTATCACGCAGCATTTCGCGCTTAAATCCGCCTTCTTTCCATGAGAAATAGATCTCAATACCGAACGCTTGGGCAAACTTTCGACAATAATCGTGCGTACACTCCCAGTCCATAAATGTAGCTTCATCCGATCCGCCATCAATATCGTGATGCCATAGTTCAATCCTAGACGGATGTATCCCAATAGAAAGCAAATAAAGCACCAAGGAAATAGAATCCTTTCCCCCGGAAAACGCGATGATATATTTATCATAGCTATTTTTCATTGGTTTAATACTTTATCCTTCAATTCCATTGTCATACGTAGCAACTCCCTTGCTACTTCTTCATTCATTTTACCGTCAGTATATTCGGATTTTATGAACGATTCTATCGTTTCTATTTCTGCGTATATCTCCATTGTTCTATACCTTTAAAAATTTCGAATACCACCTCAGGCACTACCGCATTGCCGTAGGCCTTTATACTTTCAGTTCTCCATTGAGGAAAGGTAATTCCGTCCAATCCGAAGGGAACCCCATCATTTCCGCTACAAACCGGGGGTTGAGTTGGGAAGTTTTCCCATCCCGTTGTTGACAATGTTCCCCTATCATCACCGGAATATTGATTAATATATCTGATCTCATTTTTCCGCTCGCCCGGAATAGTGCATTTGGACTTACACTTGGTTTGTGGTCTCGTTGGGTTGGTGTAGGCAACATTTGGCGTACAACTACATCCCTGAGATTTGATAACATCATTCTCCCGGGCCGCGTTTCCGTCATTTCTTTTAAAACTGCTTTGTCCGTTTTTGGAGACATATGATCCATCGTCGTAGGTGTCGGTAAAAGGTTGCTCCGTGCTAGCTCCGATAAATTGCTGGTGAATATCTGCCCGGATGGTCTCTTTTTTGTCATCGCTGTTACCTTTTGTCCCCCTCTCTTTCCTTCCGATGCCGTGGGCGTTGGCAACAACCTTAGATCCATAAAAACACTTTTCCGATCTTCGCATGTCTTCAGTCCCTGTGTCTGCACGGTTGGCAATAAACCAGATTCTATCTCTTCTGTGCGGCGCGCCGACGGCACAAGCTGGAATAACAATCGGTTGGACTGAATATCCGATTCGTTCAAGGTCTGCACAAACTGTTTCGACAACATATTGTTGGTACTCCGATACAATTTCTTCGTCAACTTCTCCGAAAAAATCGGCTTGGCTTTCCACATGAGTTTTGTAAGCCTCGGGTTGTACCATACTGACGAGACCAGCAACATTTTCACCAACAACCCAAGTTGGTCGGATTTCGTCAATAGCTCGGAGCATTTCCGGCCAGAGGTAACGGTCATCTTCCGTGCCTTTTCGTTTTCCGGCAACGCTGAAAGGTTGGCATGGGAATCCCCCGGATAATATGTCGACGATTCCTCTGTAAATAGTGAAGTCTGTTGTTTTGATATCTTCATAGCATTTTGCATTAGGCCAATAGTGTTTTAGTATTTTTTGTCCAAAAGGGTTTATTTCGCAGTGGAATAAGTTATTCCATCCCATCCACTCAGCAGCTAAATCGAAACCGCCTATACCCGAAAATAGTGATGCGTGGTTCATTTCTTTAATTTCTTAGTTATCTGATAGCTCACAGCAGTAGCATTCACATTGAAACGTTCACCCAGCTGCTTAAGACTAAATTGCCCAGTCTTAAAAAGTTTGTACATTTCGTCGATCTGACTAACTGTGAGCTTGTGCGATGTCATTATATAGCCCTCCCTAACACCCAATATACCGCACACACCTCTTCGATCTGCACTAGGCAATCATCAACTGGGTGATGCGTTTGTACCAGCTGCAGACTTTCCACCACATCCGGGCAAATATTTACGTAGGTCCGCGCATCACGCTCATTGTAGTATTTCCAAAGATCTTCGCATCCTGCGTTAGCATGGTTTAATATCACACAGTCAAATGCTGGCGAATAAGCCCACACCCGTACATTCGCAATGACACAGTTTCTTTTAAAAAATCCTTCCAGTTCCCAAAGCGCATACGCTAATTTTTCCTTACCGCCCAAAGCCTCTTTGCGTACAGCCGGATCCTGATCCGCCCACCACATTATCGTATCAACGGACATAGTACGCCCATCATCAAACTGATCGCGATAATCCAGTTTTTTATAAAAAACATCATCGCAGATATTTCCCGTTTCGATGTTGAATGCCACAGCAGCTATACTTAATATGGCGGCACTGGGTTTGGTATCCAATGTTTCGAGATCGATCATCACATCGGTATATTTCTTTTTGAACATTACATTAGATTTAAGGTTGTCAATTCGTTGCTTTTCAGCATTTAGTAATTCGGCGTAGGTCATGATAAAAAGTCTTTAGGTTTATCCACTACTTTGTATTTGTACACCCATACCCACGGGTTCTTTTCCCAAGATTCAATACCATTGATAGATTGCCACAACGTCATAAAGGAAAACAACTCATTACATCCATAATCCAGCGTTAAATAATTGAAGTATAAGCGGCATGTTTTACCCTCGACATAATCGACGCCTTCCTCTCTTGCATCGCGATGAAATATATCACGTAACCGTTCCACTCTGACATCAGTTACTTCTAGGAAGATCCGCGCAGCCTCTTTAGGCATATGGATAGAAGGTTTCCAAACAAATGGTTCAGGGTGATGTAAAATCCGTACTGGATTTTCGGAACAAGTGCCATCCCTGTACTCGTAATGAAGAATTATATCATCGGTGATAGATTCAGGTCTCTCTATCTCTGCGATAAAAAAACTTTCCCTACCCCACATCACATCACCCACCTGGTATTTACTTTTTACCTTGTATCCCTCACCCTTATCGTTCACGAATATTGCATTCGTTTCCAGTGGTCCCGGCGCAGCTTCTTTGCTCGAATCCCAAAGCCTTCTTTTAAAGGATATCGTTTTAAAAGAATCCGAATCACTTTGCAATCCTTTAACGATCCGACGAGTTTGCGTTTTTCTTCCTTCCAGGTTAGCCATTACCATAGGCGTACTGAATAATATTGGTTTATTTGCCATCTTTCAAATCGATTATTTGGTCTAACCTTTTTTCAACAGCCCAGGGCAAAGAGGTGCTGTCAAATGAATAATAATCAGCCTGCATTATGAATATAGCCGGAAGGTTCACTTTATCTACATAGTCCAATGCTATCTCCAATTCGGGAACAGAACGTATCTCATCAATAATTAGGATTTCCGCATCCCTTTTACGTGGTACATCGAATAAATAGCGCACACTATGCGATAATAAAAAATGACAATTCAGCCCGCTATTATCAACAAGCTCTTTGGCTTTAGTAGTCTTACCACTACCTTGTGATCCTATGATCAATGTTTTTTTCTTCATCTCCATTTTATTTTTAGATTAATACCCTTTTTAACTATAGATCCCGATTCCCATTCCATGATCAAAATGGTAGGACGTTCCATCGGCGCACCGAATAAGTAAAGTCCGCTATTCGCCCTTTTTTTTCGATCAGCCCGTTGTACCTCCAGCGCCTTTGTTTTAATATCTTCCTCGGAGGCACCAGTTGGTAATTCAAAGTATAAGTACCCGAAACTCTGATTTGCAAAAAATTGCGTTATCTGATAAGTCTTATTTTCCATTTTCTATTTCTTTAAAAATTCATTAAAATCAATTTCATTCTGCACAGGTTCCGGCATACCGTCATTCGAAGGCTCATTTTCATTCTCATATTCCAATCCCATTTCCGAAAACTTAGCACGGATATCCTTCTCTTCCACACCGCGAATCAGATCAATACCCAGCGGAGCATATTTAAACTGCATCGCATGCGAATACTTTTGCCCGATTTTCATTTTCTTGCGTGCTATGAAAGCTCTAGCATCAGATTTCAGGTAATTTTCTAAGGTCGATTTATCCAAAATATTGATCTCACGACGTTCATTCATAGCCTTCACATAGTGGTGGTATACATCCTGGACAAATAGATATACATATCCATTACGGAGCACATAATGTTCATCCTCTTTAAGGATGTATGCCCCCACCAGTTGCTCCACCACCTGCCAAAACTTCGAAGTATCATCCGAACCAGCGAGAATAAAATATTGCTGTTTTATGGTGTTAATACACTGATCTTTAAATTCTGCCAAGGAAAATGGAAGGCCTATTGTTTCCGTCATTAACTTACCCGTGGCCAGCATCATGGCGTACGAAGACAAAAGCCTCTCATCCACGTCATTATTGTTCACTTCTACAGATAGCGAGCGCAAAGCAGATTCATATTCATCCTGAAAACGTGCCTCAAATAAATTTCTATATTGCATCATCATCACCGTTAAGTGAGATAGGCCATCATTTTCCATACGGCGCAGCTTTCTAAACTCTACACGGGCATTTTCCGTACGCACAGTTTCTTCAAACGTCATCATTATCGTACGCGTAAATAATGCAGGTTCGCCCGTTGGCAATTCCTGACCCGAAAACCAAACCAATGAAAGTACCGGTACATTTTCAGTAGCAAAGCCATTATCCATCTTACCACGCGTAGGGCCGTTACGATCGTAAAGGTTTTTGATCGATTCAATAATTTTGAACGGAAGTCCATTTTTAAATTCATCCAGCCACACCATACCATTACATATCTGCGCCATTTTACGCATTAGTCCAACTGGCGTTGTACTACCACCTAGCATTATCGGTTTTTGCTTTTCACCCCACATCATCAAAATAGATTGTATCATAGTACCCTTACCCGACCCACGCTTACCATACGAATAAGGCAACGGCATACGGTCTCCCATCGACTGATACAATATATCCGAGAACAAAGCACACGCCCATATCACGATCCCCATGCGTCCATTCTCCCCGAAAACCTTAAGAATCTGATTAGACCAATCCGCATAAGATGTGGAGCCATTTATATAAATGAACTTCTTTTCGTTCACATACATGTTATCCTTATCCACGAACACCTTCGAAAGTGCTGGGATAAAATAATTTATTGGTTTACCATTACGCGTAGATTCTACGATACCATGCTCATCAATTGGTAAAAAAATATTATCAGTGGTGTCAAATACACCGTTTGCAAAAGCATAGAACTTGCTTCGTTTGTTCCACCCCAATGTTTCCACCATTGTCGTATGGCGTTCATTACGTTGCAACATATCCTGCAAGCGAACCAAATCATGATCCTGACCCTTCCAAAGGAAATTACCTTTTCTTGCTATCACCTTCTTAAAAGAACCTGCACCAACGAAATCATCCGTATTAATGCGGAGCGTTTCCTCCAACCCATGAATATTTTTAATAACCATCAGTCGATAAGCAACATCATCCCCCGTGTTGATATGGTAAAGGATACGTAAACTGAAATTCGATATCTCACGCGGAATACCCTTCATGTCTAATGCCCAGTACGTATTCGTGCTTTTTTTAAGGTATATACCGTATTTTACAAAATCATCTGTATTGCTTTGGTCGCCGATGATTTGTAGCGCCTCCGCTTTCTTTTGAACCTCCTGTAACGTCCGTGGCAGCGCAATACTCAACCCCGCATCCTTAGCCAGCGCAAAGAATTTAGCAGGCGATTTAAACCGACCTTTACCCAGCGCATCGTTAAACTTCGCATCATCATCCTCATCGTGGTCATTAAACTGCACCGTACGCTTATAGAAATCGCGCGCCGCCTCGCCCAAAGTAGCCAATGCAAAGCCAACATTCATCCGGTTATCGTAGTCATCATCCGTAATGTCCACCTGATCACGCTCAATTTGCTGCACCACATGTTCCACCCGCGCTAGGTCGCTGGCCACTTTCCTTTGCCTAGCATACTCATCCACCACCTTACTGGTAGCAGCTTTCGCATCCGCTGGTTTATCCTTCACGAGATCCTTTGCTCCAATATCACCCGTACCCGGATCGTCCGTCGGCGGATTCACCTCGATCACCGTCGCCTTATCATTATAAAAAGCCGTCGGATCCCACGACACAAAACACACACGCGGTACATCTTTTCCCGATTCATCGATCTTGATATCAAAATTATCATCAAAGAACTGCGCCAGCTGTCGAAAAGCCTGCAACTGATAAGCCGCTACCGTCGGGAAAGCCTTTTCCCCCGATATCCGCACGACTACCTTAAGGCCATTTCCCGAAGGCGATACGAACACAGCAGCCACAAAATCCAGCGACGAAAAATCCGTTTTCAACCGGGCCACATCATCCGCCGACAAATCGTCAAAATCCAACACAATCAACCCCGAATGCTTTTTCAACCCATCCGCTATACGTTTCGTAAACACCCCCGAAAACGTAAAGAAATCAAGCACATTTTTAAGCGTCTTACGGATATCCTTATTATCCGTCGTGCGGAGCTTTTCGATATGATCCTTATACTTATCCGATCGGATCAGATCCACCGCCTGCCCCAGCGTCAATGCCGTCGCCTCCGGCTTCACATTCCTTATCGGACCCTTGTAAAAACTAAATTTATAAGTACTCATCTAATTGGTTTTACGGTTTTCTTTACTGAAATAATGTGCAGCACCGGCCATCACCAGTGCCAGCACAAATTTGATTACACTAGAAAGGAAGATCCCCATCATCACCCGTCGCAGATTCTTTAAACGCCGTACCGGCACTCTCTAATAATTTGATGGTCTTTAGCGAAGCGCCTATCAAAAATGCCCTGCCACTGCCATCCTTTTTATCGTACGCTTTACCTTTGAGATAAACTTCCACTTCCGCCTTCTTATCAATACAGTTATTATTAAGGCTATGCTTTTCGATATTATCGTTAAAAATATCTACGCCCCATTCCTCATCTGCACCTTTCTTTTCCCCACTCCATTGATCCACGTATCCAGGAATGAATAATACAATAGTTTGTTTCCGACCAGTACCGTCGTTATAGGTTTCCACCGGTAGTACATCTTTCACGATGCCTTTTAAAGTTGTTGTTGCCATTGTCTTAATTTGTTTTTAGATAATTGTCGAAGCGCCTTTTTGCCCGCTCGATTAGCATTTTTAGTTACCAGCTTATCAAATGCTGATATAGATTTTGATGTACCCGGTATGCCGTCTTTAGCTAACACTTTCAGCTTTACCGGATACTTAGAGTATTTTCCCATCGCTTTTAAGATAATTTTGAAATTCTTTGAATAATTCTGAAAGAGCCTTTTTGCGTGTGTTGACGATCTTTTTACCAGTCTCGTTGAAGTGGTTTATTTCCAGCTTATTGATAAAATACTCTTCGTTAATGCTGATTAAGAAATCTTTCATAGGTATACCTGGGTTAGGCCATCTATGCCCGTAGAACCCCCAATCCGAATCCACGAATAAAATACCGTCGTTCGTAAAGGAAAAAGTAGCGTATGATAATTTCGGGTGTAAAACGGTAATCACCGTTGCAACATCCTCTTTAATTTTTATCTTCATTTGTTTGTTGGTTTTTAAAGTTTTATAAACCACGCCTGGCTATTGGCGTAGCGAACCGGGATAAAGAACGATTTTAGCCTACCCTGAGCATGGTTTCAATTTTTAGGATTGTGCGCGTTATAGATGTCGATATACTCCTGGCACCAAAGAAACATCGGAGCGATAACCGCTTTGGTAAAAGCGTGGCATCTGCTTTCCTTAGAAGGAAGCAACAGCACCCATTCCTTATGCAATTCCAGTACCTTAGCACATAGCACATGCAAGCGGCTATCCTGCGCATTGATCAGCATTAACAGAAGCCGATCAACAGTATGAGCCAATTGCGGCGTAAGCCCTTTCACAGCTATAAAAGCACGGTTACGTTGCATCACCCAGGAGCGAAGCGTTTTATACATAAAATCCCGCGTTTCACTTTCCCATTTGCGCTGCAAATGCGCCTCGCTATATCCCACCACGATTTCCTTAGCAGGTTTTCTAACTTCTTTCGGGTACTGGATCAAAGCCTTGTTCGATCCCGGTATTACATTCATTTGTAGCATAGTTTATTTATTAATTAGTTTTCATAAATGTGAGCCAATGAGTTTTTGATGCCTTTCCCGATTTGTGACCAAAAAGAGGTTCAGTATCGAATATTTCTAGAATTTTAGAAGTGGGTATTTGATGTTCATTCCACTTGAAAATCAATATCCCGTACTGTTGCAACACTCTCATACATTCATCGAATCCAGCTTTAAGATCCGATTCCCAGGTAGGCATTAGAAATCCATATTTTTGAGCGGTATAACTCGTTCGTCCCAGGTCGTTAAAATGCGGTGGATCAAACACCACTAGCTTAAAAGATTCGTCATCAAATGGCATATTTTAAAAATCTGCTATCAGATCCGGATCAACTTCTATTTTTCTACTATCACACGCAACAAAGTTTTCTTTGCGGATGTCCATATAAATAGTGTCGGGATGATTTTTATTAAACCACATCATACGCGGACCACAACAAGCATCTAGTATTATCTTTCCATTGCTAGCCATTACAATTTGCTTGATTGAGGTTCAACAATATTTTTCCGTACCGCCCACGCAGACATACCCAGTTTATCCGGCACACCCAGCTTAGCCTGTATATTTTGGTTATGGCTCGATACCGTATCCTCCTGTATGCACAGCGATCTTGCTATCTCCTTATTCATATATCCCGAAGCCACGAGCTTCAGCACCTTAAGTTCCTGCTTAGTCAGCACACCATTAGGCGCTTTTATGGTAGAGCAAAGCTTTCCTTCCTGCGCGCAGTTACCACGGCGACCACAGTCGAAATATTCCGTATAGTCGATGTTACCATCAGCGTCGATATCCGGTTCATTGTCGAATCCACCAAATCGGCAGATAATATACTGGCGCATCATTTCCTCCGATTGCACAAGATCCCACGACACCAATGCTTTGATCGCTTCCGGGTGATCAAGCATATCCTGCTGTACCCGATCCAGTATCCATTGCGGAAACTCCCCCCACGAATATCGGATGCCATTATGCAGACACTTGATATCATTGTCATGCACATAAAACTCCACACCACGATCTTCCAGCCCTGGTGGGATATGCTGCTGAATTTGTTTTAGGTTCATCATAACCGGTTTATTTAGATAAGATAGATTTGAACCTATTTTCGCGTTTAGCCTTTTCCTTATTGGCCTCTTCGATGATTTCAAAAGCAACATCTACTACTTTGATGTTATTTCGCTTACCCGAAAAAACGGAAGAAACCATTGCCTTGCTCAATTGAGTTCTTTCGGCGATTAGTCCGATTCCACCTTTCGGTAGCTTACTTCTAAGAGCTTTTAAACTTTTACTGTCCATTTGGTACATATTTGGGATTTCAATTATCAATCAAAAGAAGAACTTTTGTTCTACAATAATAGAACATATATTCTATATGTGAAAATATTGTCCGTATAAAGTGAATAAAATGTCGGTAACAAACTGGCTATCAAGGAAAAAAAATTCTGATTTTTACGACATGAAATTCGTGATAGGTGAAAAAATTAAGGAAAAAGTGGAAGAAAAAGGCGTAACACAAAAGGCTTTCGCTTCTGCTATTGGTATGACAACAAGGAATTTGGAACGTTTTTTTGAGAGGTCAGATATATCTATAAATCAGTTAGTAAAAGCATCCGAATTTCTAAACTACGACTTCGTTTCACTGTATTTAGAGAATACAGCTAATGGAAAGAATATTCCGTTTTTAGCGAAAGAAAATTCACAACAATACAAACCCGAAATTAGAAGCTCCGACATCTCGATACAAATTAATATAGCCGGAGACGTACAATTGATTTCAAAACACTTTCCCGATCTACTAAGCAAGCTGAAAAAAGAAGCTGAAGAGCGGGGATTGCATTTAGCTTAAGATACAACCAAAAAATTAACCAAAGTATGGTAACGATATTCGTGGTCATAATTACAATTGCAGTTGTCATTTATTTGATAAATGATCGCAACCAGGGGAATCAAGATTTGACAAGGGTCAGCCAATCTGAAGCCCTTGACAAACAAATTGAGGCGGACAATATTGCACTAGAAGCTTTAAAAAAATCGATAGAAAGAAAGTATATCGATAGTTCAGATACTCCCATCCAATTCAAACAGCAAGGCTATCCTTACAAATTTGAAATTGAAGAATACACTGCTTTACATTTTGAAACTGCAAATCAAGATCTGGATAGTATTATAAAGTTGAGTATAGCCCACTTTCGAGGCAACCAAATTTTAGACATAAGAGAATACTATTTTTCTCCAATAAATGCAAATAACACTAACGGTGACAGATTTCAATTTACGCACTTACACGGAATCAAACCTAGCGATGTTTTAGACAAACCAACGATAATGGAACTTTGGGAAGAAATAGAACCCCAGTTACAAAAAAAGCACTTGATAGTCCACAACGTCGACTTTTTTGCTCCTTTATTAAAAAGAGTAGTTTCATTGGCAAATAAGCCCTTAAAAGGATGTACAATTACATGTACTAGCTATTATTCTAAACTATTCATAACGTGGATGTATACACTTAAATTGGATCTTATCTGCAATGAACATAGAATACCATATTGGGGGAAGCCTTCCAAATTCAAAGCTGTCAGTACAGGACTTCTGTTTATGTATTTGTCAACAATAGCAACTAATCAATCTTACAATCTTTTTATGACAGGAAAAAAAATTAGTCTAAAACCAATAAAAAAAACAATACAAGATTAA